CCGGAGCGTCATTACGCGTCCTCGAGGCTCTGAAGGACTATAAAACAACTGTCGTTTACATCACTCCTGATCTTGAATTCGCATCAAGCATGGAAAGACGAAGACACAGAGTTCACTTTGGGGTACTACAGGAGTACACCCGCTCGGGTATGATACATGAGATGATGATTTTCGACAATAAAACTCTGTTTTCTCTCGCTGGTCACGGTTCTGCATCAAACTACTACGAAAAAGTCAATTTTTTTATTTATAGCACAATCCAAAATCTAATGTTCATGAGGCACGTTGATCCTGTGTTTGGAAAATTACATGAGAAAAAAGAAATCTCAAGAATATGCACTGTTGGATATGGCTCAATGGATTCTGATGATGAAAAATTATTTTTTGACTTGCAAAACATCACTGAGTCAACATACATGATGAACATTGAAGAAGAAGATATGGACAATGATCAAAATCTAATTCCAACATGTCAACAGATCGTTCGAGAAAATAAAAATAAAGAACGAGAGACATCGTATGCAATCTGGCTTTCGGACACAGAGAACCATTACTACTCAATCCACTACACACATTTCATCCAAGAAGTGTAGCAGAATGATTCGGTTGCTCCGAGAAGATCATAATTACTAATGAAGGAATACGGGAGTACCGACATGGACAAACAAAAAATAAAAACAGAACTCAAGAAACTTTTAAGAATGGAAGATGAGCTTCTTAGAAAGTTTGCGACACAAGGTCATTCCGTATCTGATAAACAACTTAGATTTGTGTGCGGAAAGATTTTTGAGATCAGCGATTTGATTTTAAGACTACAAAATGCTTTAGCGGAGATAGAAAATGAAAGGTGATATGGTAGAGGTCGGAGACCGCTTAGGACAAATCCTCAGAATTACATTTACAATACTAAACAGAATAGCACTAGTAGAATTCTTTGATGGAACTAGAAAAAAGATCGATCTTCTCGAGTATGTTTGGGACGAAGAAAAAAAAGTTTGGAAAAAGTAAACATTTTTACTTGACAACCCCTTCCTGATATGTTATAATAATAGTATAAAGAAAAAGGAAGGAAACAATGGAAATCATTCTTGGAACTGTAGTTTTTGTAGGCGCTTTTACCTGGTTTTGGTATTGGCTTCATGAAAAACTTTAAAAAAATACTTGACAAACCATTTGAAACATGTTATAATATAATATAACGTTGGAGGAAAGATGAAAAACGTTAATGGAACTGAAGAGTTTAACCAACTCACACAAGATGGCTCCGTGTATGTACAATTCTCTGCGAATTGGTGCGGACCATGCAAAATGTTAACTCGAACCATCGAGAACATTGAAGATGAAGAATCTGATATTACATTTCTTAAAGTTGATGTTGATTCCAATAGAGATATCGCACAACAATATGGAGTTCGAAGCATTCCGAAAGTGATTCTGTTGAAAAACGGAGATCAAGTCGGAGAGTTCATGGGAATGAAGCATGAAAACGAACTTAAAGAAATATTCGAAAAAACTTTAAAATAATACTTGACAAGGTATCAAAACTATGTTATAATATATATGTTCAATTAAAAACCATGGAGGAAACATGAACAACACAAACACTATGACTGTATATACTGCAACTTTTACTACTCAACGCGGAGAGCAACGTCTTATGAACTTTGTTCGCCCATCGGAAGCACCAAGCGGAGTATTCCCGATGTATTTGAGATCACGAAACTTGCAACCTGGATACGAAACTGTATGGGATATTGATCGTCAACAATACCGCACATTTAATAACAATACTGTAATTGGTAGCATCACATCGAGCACTCGTGATGTAAGTATTGAGCTTTTCTAAGCAACCTCCTTGCTGAATAGGTTTGCGGCTACCTCAAAAGGCCGCATTTTTTCGCACTCGTAGCTCAGCATCCATGGTGAAAGGGATATCACATTTCACTTCTAATGAAAAATTCTAGGTTCGAATCCTATCGAGTGTACCATGGGCGCTTGGCGCAGCGGTTAGCGCAGGAATCTCATAAATTCTTGGTCGCTGGTTCGAATCCAGCAGCGCCTACTTTTTTTCTCAAAACGCAAAATCCTCAAAATTTTTTTTTGACCATTTTTTGAGATTTTAACTTTTTTAAAAAATTTTACAATTTTACTTGACAAACCATTTTGATTATGTTATAATAAATATATAAACGAATTACATCGGGGGCGGGATGAAAAAATAGCCTGCCTACCTTAGTGATAACACACAATAAAATAACCAACCCAAGGAGTAAATTATGGCTATTAATATTGAAGCAATGCGAGCAAAACTCGAACAATCAAAAAACCCAAAGAAAGCAGCAGGCGGTAAGTCTTCTACTATGTGGAAACCTCAAGCTGGTACACAATACATTCGTATTCTACCTACAGCAGATGGCGACCCGTTCCGTGAATTTCACTTTCACTACAATGTAGGAAAGAACCCTGGGATCTACTGTAACAAGCGAAATGATGGTGGTGAATGCCCTATCTGTGACTTCGCATCTAAACTTTGGCGAGAAGGTACTGAAACTGACGATCAAAACCTCAAAAACGAAGCTAAAAAATTGTTTGCTCGAAAGCGTTACTACTCACCTGTATTGGTTCGTGGAAATGAATCTGAAGGTGTTAAAATCTGGGCTTATGGAAAGACTGCCTATGAAACAATGTTGGGCTATGTGCTTGATCCTGATTATGGAGATATCACAGACCCTCAAACTGGTACAGATATCAAGTTGACTTATACTCTTGCGTCTGGCCCTGGTGCTTTCCCTAAAACTGCTCTCCAGCCACGTCGTCGTCCATCTATCTTGTGTGATGATGCAGTTGGAAACTGTGAAGAGTTGTTGGACTCGGTCCCTGTGATTGATAATCTGTTTGAGCGTAAAACCGCTGATGAAGTACAGGCTCTGTTGGATGGTTACTTGTCCTCCGACGATCTAGCGGAGTCTTCTTCCAATGAGACTCAACGTGGTAAGAAACAGACAGGCGAAGACGTAGATAAGGCTTTCGCGGCATTCATGAATGATGAATAAGTCGTAGGTCCTCCTGTGTTGTAAAGGGTTTTCGGTCATCTTTCCCTCGGTTTAAAAAGATGGCCTATATGTTGCATTTAGATCACCTCCTCGCGGTTGCAATGGAAACAGGTAGTGCTGGCTGAGATCTACGTCACCTTAAATCATAGAGATTTGAGATAAGTAAGAAATGGAAAAAAACATGGCAATTATTAAATTTGGTTCGTTTGTACCAGAAACAAACTTAAACAACTTGTACGGATTAGTGATTCCTCACTCTGGACACACTTTGTCTGATGCTTTGAAAGATTTGGTTGACAACTCTTTTGATGCTGCAGCAAAAACAATCTCAATTCATTTGAATGGAACTAGTGATCTAGAGTCATATTGGATTGTGGATAATGGTCGAGGCATGAATGCCCAAACCCTAAGAGGAGCCCTGACTTTCTCAGCAGGCTCTATTCATGACGCTGGAGACTTAGGAAAGTTTTCAATTGGCGGAACAACAGCTTGTTGTACGTTGGGTTTAACTCGCACAGTATTTACAAAACAAGCGGATGGCGACCTGTTGGTAGGAGTTCAAGATTTTACAAATGTTATTGAAGGAACGGAAATTCGCCCTCCAACACCTGAAGAGTCAAAATGGTTCAATTCCCTCGTTGGAAACCATGGAACAATTGTTGAAATCTGCGATCTTCGAGAAGATAAGATAGAATACACCAGAATCGGAGACTTGAAGAATGCCTTAGTAAAAGACTTTGGTGAAACCTTCTATCAAATGTTGGGCACAAAGCGTTCACTGCACATTGTAACTTCAAAGGGTACTTTTCAGGTTCAGCCATCGGACCCTCTGCTCTATAAGACGGAACCAAGCAAAGTTCTATCGCACAATACCTATATTGTTCCTTTCGAAGATGGAGAAATCTATGTAAGAACTGCTTGTATCGATACCGCGCAATTGAAAGCAGGAGAGAAAGGATATGATAAGCAGGGAGTTTATTTTTCTAGAAACAATAGACAAATTGCATCTGGAATGTCTGTTCCAAATCTTTGGAAGAAAAACCCTAGAAAAAACTCTGGTAGAATTGAAATATCTTTCACTGAAGATATGGACGCTCATTTTGGACTCACTGCCACAAAGAATAAAGTCAGCTTGTCGCAATCTCTAGTTGATACTCTTGCTAACACAATTAAGTCTTTCATTTACTCTTTAGAGGAAAAATGGAAAAAATCTACAGATGCACCGTCCGAAGAAATAGATCAGGAAAATGAAACATTTTCAAATGCTCTTATTCACAATACAGGTATTGTAGATCTTCCAAAGAGTAGAGTTGCAATGTGCAATAAGCAATCCCGTACAAAAAAAGAGAATGGAAAAAAAGAATCAATCAAGCCAAAAGGCACAGGGATTACGCGTGGAGGAAAAAAAGTGGTTATCCCAGAGTTTATTTTTGAGAACCACACCAGAGTACCAGAAGCTTTTTGGACTGACTTTCCGGAAAACGGAACTATGAAAATTGTCGTTAATTTATCTCATTCATTTGTTCGAGAACATTGGACAAATGGAGATAAAACTCAAAGAGAACTTATGAGAAAGTGGATGAGTGCGACGTGCCTTGCTCAATTCAGGAAGAAAGAGACAAGTCATGAAATTGCTGCAAATTCTTTTATGAGAGACATGTTTGATGAATTAACAAACATACAGCTAGCATTAGGAAAATAATCAAAACACCGCAGGAAGGCACGGGTTACAGGTGCCTTGTTTAGAACAAAGGAGAGACTATGATATGGAAAACAACTGTAGATCAAAACATTAAGAATGTTGATCTCAGAGCAAACCCGGTAATCATTCGGGTTAACAGATTTGATGAGAAATCTGCTGCTGAATTCGCAAACAAAATGGCGTCAGCACATAACACAGGTCAAAAGGTAATTCCTGTGGTGATTGACTCTTACGGAGGTCAAGTGTATTCTTTAATGAGTATGATTGCTTCTATCAAGAGTTCTGAGTTGCCTGTCGCAACAATTGTCGAAGGAAAGGCTATGAGTTGTGGGGTTATTCTGTTCTCATGTGGAACTGAAGGATATCGATATATCTCGGATGATGCGACCCTGATGATTCACGATGTAAGCAGTATGGCTTGGGGTAAAAACTCGGAGATCCAAGCATCAGCAAAAGAAACAGAAAGATTAAATGATAAGATTTACGATATACTCGCAGAGAACTCAAACAAATCAAAAAAATGGTTTCACAAGAAACTAAACAAGAAAGGTCGCGCTGACTGGTTCATTGAAGCAGAAGAAGCAATTGATCTTGGCTTAGCTGATATGATTGGCTTGCCGAAACTAGAAATTAAAGTAAAATTAGATATAGACTTACAATAGGAGTAAACATGACCACATTACTAATGACTTTATTCTTCGCTTGCGGAGAGAAAGAAGAAGATTCGGCTTTGACCGAACCAACATCTGAACCTGTTGAAGAAACAACAGAAGAAACTGGCCCAGAGGAAGTATCTGAAGAGACTGGTTCCGAAGAAGAAGGTGGAGACACTGCATCTGAGGAGCAATAATGACCAAAGCAGGTAAGATTGATATTTCGGCGATGAAAAAGTTCGTCAACAAAAAAGTCGGCCTCGACATCGCACATGATTTAAATGAAGACAATCCTACCGAGGTCAAAGAATGGATCCCAACTGGCTCACGCTGGTTGGACTCTATTATCTGCCGAGGTAAGATGGGCGGTATTCCTGTTGGGAAGATCACCGAACTTGCTGGTTTATCATCAGCAGGAAAGTCTTACATGGCTTGTCAAATTGCAGCACAAGCACAAAAAATGGGACACTTCGTTGTCTATTTTGATGCGGAGTCAGCAATCGATCCAAACTTCTTAACGAACTCTGGTATCGATATTAATGATGACTTCATGTACATCCAAGCAGTCTCAGTTGAGAAAACCTTGGAAACGATTGAAGACTTGATGTCCGAATATTCAGAAACACAGTTTTTCTTTATTTGGGACTCAATCGCTGCGACTTCTTCCGAGAAAGAGTTGGAAGGAGACTTCAATCCACAAAGCACAATGGCGGTAAAGCCTCGGATCTTTGCGAAAGCATTCCCGAAACTCACTATCCCGTTGGCTAATCAACAGTGTACTATGCTGTTGATAAATCAACTTAAAACTAACATTACTTCTAATGTTGCAGAGGCTATGACCACGCCATACATCGCTCCTGGTGGAAAGGCAATTGAATACTTCTGCTCTCTTAGAATCTGGCTCACAAAGCGAAAAGCAAAGGCTTCCTTTGTAACTGACGACAGTGGGCTTCGCATTGGTTCTGAGGTGAAAGTTAAAGTTGAGAAGTCCCGATTTGGTTCTGAGGGTCGCACATGTGGCTTTAAGATCTTATGGGGCAAAGATGTAGGGATCCAAGATGAAGAAAGCTGGCTGGAAGCATTAAGAGCATCGGGCTCTGACCGTTTCAAAGCTGGTGCATGGAACAAACTATACGGCCGTGATGGTAAAGAGTTCAAGTTCCAACGCTCACAGTGGCTAGACAAGTTGAAAGACGACGAGTTTAGATCTGTTGTGTTCGACATCATGGATGAAGAAATTATCAAAAAGTTTGAGTCCGAAGGTCATAACTTTGGTCTCGAAGGAGAGTCCGATGAAGGCTAAAGCCTGAAGGAACTTAATAGCCTCGTTGGTTCGCCATCGGGGCTTTTTTGTTTTTTATACTTGACAAACCCTCCGAGATATGTTATATTAATATAAACCTCGGAGGATAAATGAAAAATGTTATTATTATTGACGCGCTTAACATGTTTTTGCGCTCATATGTGGTGTCTCCTCACCTAAACAAAAAAGGATTGCCTGTAGGCGGCACCATTGGCTTTCTAAAGAGTCTTCAGAAGGTCGCTAGGGATTTTGACGCTGATGAGATCATTGTGGCTTGGGATGGCCATGAGGGCTCCACACGTAGACGTTCTATGAATAGCGACTACAAAGGTGGAAGAAAGCCTGTGAGATTCAATCGTCGCATGGTTGAGCTATCACCAGAGAAAGAAGAAGCAAACAAAGGTTATCAACAAGTAAGGCTCATGGAGTATCTCAACCAAATGCCTGTGATACAACTAGTTGCTGACTTCACAGAAGCAGATGATATCATAGCCTTGGTTATCAATCATCCAAATTACGAAGGGTGGAAGAAGACCATTATATCAAGCGACAAAGACTTCTTTCAATTGTGTCGAGACGATGTTCAAATTTACCGACCAATTCAGAAAAAAATTATTACAAAGCAAAGCATCATTGATGACTTTAAGATCCACCCAAATAACTTCGCATTGGCGAGAGCAATCGAAGGAGACAAGTCGGACAACCTTCCAGGAGTCAAAGGTGCTGGTCTCAAGACAATCGCAAAACGCTTTCCATATCTCATCAGAGAGGATGAATATGAAGTCTCAGACATCATTAGAGACTGCGCCATGCAAGGAAAGAAGCTAAAGATACATGAGAACATTGAAAGCAATCAGAAGCTGATCAAGGACAACTATGCGATTATGCAACTGCAGCATCCGAACATACGCCCAATGAACAGAGAAATAATCAAGAAGGCAATCATAGACTTTGAGCCTTACTTTGATAAAATTAAATTTTCACAAATGCTATTGGAGGATGACGCTTTAACTCTTAAATTTAACGACTTGCAGCAAGTTTTTCGCAGAATACGGAGGTAAAATGGACGAAAGATGGGAACTTGAATCAACAGACAACGAACTAAAATTCTTTTTCGACAGAAAACTCATAATCCATCTTTATAAATTTAACAACATCTGGCATACAAGCGTTCTTGGTCACGATAAAATGTATCAGGATAGAAATTTATCTGATGCGATTAAGAACGCTGAAGCCGCAGCTATAGAATGTGGATGGATGTAAATAAAAAAAGTAAATAAAATAACTTGACAAGTAGACTTGAACAGGTTATATTTAAACATACACTAAAATACTGGAGGACATATGGACACAACTAAACAAGAAACTTTTATGCGATTTGGAAAGAACTTCCAAGAAAACCTTTGTCAACTTATGTTGGAGGATCGACCATTCTTCGATCAAATTACAGAGGTGCTTGACGTAAACTTCTTTGAGAAGAAGTACTTGCAAGTATTCGCACAAACACTAATCAACTATCGCAACAAGTACAATACTCATCCCAACGCTGAGGTGATGATGACTTTGTTGAGAACAGAACTTAACCATCACGACAAGGCAACAGCCAAGGACGTTCGTGAGTTCTACGCTCGCATCCACACATCAGATGGTGTAGAGGAAGCAGAATTCATTAAAGACAAGGCAATTGACTTCTGCCGCAAGCAGGTTTTAAAGGGAGCTATGATCAAGTCGGCAACCCTACTCAAATCATCTTCATTCGAGGAGATTGAGAAAGTGATCAAGGAGGCCTTGGTTCTTGGGACTGACAATAACTTTGGACACGACTTTCGCAAGGATCTGCTTAAACGCTTTGAGTTGGTTTCAAGAGATCCAACTTCAACTGGCTGGCCTAGAGTGGACGAGATCGTTAAAGGCGGCCTTGGAAAGTCTGAACTCGGAGTCGTCGTTGCTCCCACTGGTGCTGGTAAGTCTATGGTCCTCGTGCATTTGGCTTCTCAAGCGATACTTCAAGGCAAGACTGTTGTCTATTATACCCTCGAACTTAAAGACACTGTTGTCGGTCAAAGGTTTGACTGTTGCATCTCGGATGTTCCTCTTCAAGAGCACAGAGAAAGACAAAAAGATATTGTTTCTAGAGTAAAAGACTTGGAGGGAACTCTAATTATCAAGGAATATCCAACCAAATCGGCTTCCGTTCAAACTCTCAAGAACCATATTGAGAAGTTGCGAAAGCGAGGGATTGAGCCCGATATGATCTTGGTTGATTATGCTGACCTGCTTAGACCTGTTCGTTCTTCTGGAGAAAAACGACATGAGTTAGAAGAAACTTATGAAGGATTGCGTGGCTTAGCACAAACTTACGAAATCCCATGTTGGACTGCATCTCAAACAAACCGCGGAGGTCTTAATGCAGAGGTTATTACAATGGAGGCGATCTCTGAAGCATTCAATAAGTGCTTTGTCGCTGACTTTATCTTCTCTTTGTCTCGAACAGTTCAAGACAAGCAGGCTAACAAAGGTCGTATCTTTGTCGCAAAGAATCGTAATGGTCCCGATGGACTTGTATTTGACGCCTTTGTTGATTGGTCAGATGTTACTATCAAGATATTAGATCGAGATGAAACAGCCGAGAAGATGCAAACAACAAGCGACGCTCTTCAGATGCTAAAAGATAAATATGCGAAACAAGGGAAGTAAGATGAAAGAAATACTTAATGAATGGAAAAGGTTCGTTAACGAATCTAAAGGTAACCCACTACAGTTAGAGATTGATTTAGAGAAAGACGAAATAATCTTGTATCACGTTGGTTGGCTGAGACCAGACAAGCCTTTTGGTGTACACAAAAAACATATGTTTTCAGGCGAACCAAAATCGCACACCAGCATGAAGAGGCCGCTAGGAAATGAGTCAGTATACTTCTCTTCTTCCAGAGCCGGCGCAGAGATTTATAAGAAATACTCCGAGTTTCCTTTTTTGCACAAAGTAAAGATACCAATCTCAAAACTCGCAGGAGCCTTCCAGGAAAACAATGTTCAAAGGGCGTTGGAGCGAGGGGTAACCGCTAGCGAAGAAGACTTTCTTGCTTTTGTAGAGCAGACCAAGCAGAATTACGAGACTGACTATGGCGCTGAGTATCAAAACCTAGGTTCTTCTTTGGAAGTGGGTGTCTTCGATGCTTCCATTATCGAAAGAATAGATGCAACACCTTTGTTTGAAGTTGAAGATCTACGAAAATACTTCGATAAAGTTATTGGCCGCATCAATAGGACAATAAACACGCCCAGAAACGAAGAAGGGAAGTTTGTAATAAAGAACATGTTTGGGACTGAACTATATGACAATGCTAAGATGTTGCGCCGCATGGAAGAAACTATTGAAAGATACACTTATAACTCAAAAGAGAGAAGCAAGATTGAAACGTTTAAATACTACTTTCCCGGCGAATGGGAAGCTCTCATGGAGAAGGTAGAGCAATTTAAACAAAGCCTAGGAGGCAGTTAGCATGGATATATCACAGGTATATACAGATATCGAAAGACAAAAATATAAAAAATCACAGGAGCCAGTAATGGATTTAGAAAAGAAAATTTTATCGGACATCACAGTCCACATGAAGTACGCACGCTATCTTGAAGATAAGCAACGCAGAGAAAACTGGGACGAGTTGGTAACTCGTAACATGGAAATGCACATCAAGAAGTTTCCGGAACTAGAACAAGAGATCCGAGAGAACTACACATATGTGTTTCAAAAGAAGGTATTGCCTTCTATGAGAAGTATGCAGTTTGGAGGAAAGCCAATTGAGGTGTCTCCTAACCGCATATTCAACTGCGCTTTCGCACCAGCAGATGATCCCCGAGTATTCGGCGAGATCATGTTCTTGCTTCTTGGAGGAACTGGTGTTGGATACTCAGTACAAAAGCACCACGTAGAAAAGCTCCCAGAGATCCGTAGACCATCTACAAAGCGTACTCGTCGCTTTCTTATTGGAGACTCTATTGAAGGCTGGGCTGATGCTGTAAAGGCATTGGTGCAATCTTATTTCAAAGGCACATCAAAGTTGCGTTTTGACTTCTCAGACATTCGTCCAAAGGGAGCAAGGCTCGTAACATCTGGCGGTAAGGCACCAGGTCCACAGCCACTTAGAGAATGCTTAGTAAAAGTAGAGGGGATTTTAGATGCGAAACAAAACGGAGAAAAAC